CTCATACGCTGCCGGTGCCTTCACCTCTGGCTACACCGGCGCAGGCGGCACCTACTATTTCGGCAACAGCGGCGGTCGGTATCTGACGTTCGACGGCAGTAATTTCCGGCTCACCGGGCAGTTGTTTCTCAGCGGCCTGATCGCCGTTGAGGGCGATGTCATCACCGGTCAACAGAACGCCACCATCGGCACACTGCGCTTCGGCAACAACGGTACGAAATACATCACCTACAACGGCAACGACTTTCTATTCGTTGGTGGATCGGTTTCGACTTCGATCAAGGCTCCGTCGGGATGGATGCAAAACTGGAACGATGGATTCTACAACACACCCGCGAACACGTGGACCTACGGCGCTGACATCTCCGCTGGTCCCGGTGCGCCGAACGCTGGCTGGTGGTTTCAGGCCAACATGCGCCACAGCAACGGCGGCAACTTCTGGGGCATGCAGCAGGCGTGGGGCTGGGAAGACAACGCCAACGAATTCTACACGCGCAATTTTAGCGCTGGTAACCCGGGCGGCTGGGTGCGCTGGCTCAATTCAAACAACTGGTCGCAATACGCGCAGGCGCGTGATGCGCAACTGTTCTCGACGGTGCCGGTAAACCACGTCTACAGCGACTACTGGACGGTCTCGACCGACATGGCCAAGTGCGTGGTGATGTTTCTCTATTCCACCCTCACCATCAACGGCGGGCTGTATCCGGCAGGAGCGTGCATCACTATCGCAGCAAGAGACAACACCGTGTTCATCAACAACACTGAAACGATGGTGCTGTCGGGCAGCGGCAGCGTGACAGGCACGCGCACGCTGGCGGTCAACAGTGTTTGCACAGCTATCAAGGTGCAAGGCGGGCTGTGGATCATTGCCGGTGCGGGACTGACCTGATGGCAGGTGCATCGCTTCAGTCACTGATGTTCGCGGGAAGGTCTCGCCCCAAGACGTTGTCCTATCTGGTGGTCGGCGGTGGTGGCGGCGGCAGCGGCGGCGAAGCCGGTGGTGGTGGCGGCGGCATGCTGGAGGGCACCGTCGCGATGACGGCGGGAAACTTCGAAGTCTGGGTTGGCGCTGGCGGCGCTGGCGGTCCACCTGCGGCACAGACCGGCAACCAGTGCGTCGGAGGCGAGGGCGGCTCCAGCGGCATCACCGGCATCGTCAGCGCCAGAGGCGGCGGCCCCGGCGGCGGCTTCGGTTCGATAGGTGGCAATTTTGCTGGCGGCTCCGGCGGTGGCGCTGGACACGGAACGCCGCATGGAGCAGGCGGACCCGGTACAGCGGGCCAAGGCAATGCTGGCGGCGCTGCATATCAGGCCTATCCCTACCAAGCCGGTGGTGGCGGCGGCGCAAGCGCTGGCGGTCAAAACGCTGGCCCCGGCTACGCGGGCAATGGCGGCAACGGCAGGCAGTCGTCTATCAATGGTGGTTTCTACGGCGGCGGCGGCGGCGCTGGCGGTTGGGATGGTCAGTACAGTCCCGGCTGGGGCGGGCAAGGCGGCGGTGGCAAGGGCGGCAGTGGCCAAGCCAATGGTCCTGCAGGCAACCCCGGCGGCGGCAACAGCGGCGGCGGTGGCGGCGGCGGTGGCTATTGGTTTGGTAACGGTGCCGGTGCACCGGGCGGCAGCGGCATCGTGGTGATCCGCTACGAGGGCAAGCCGTGGGCGACCGGTGGCGTCATCACCGAGGGCGGCGGGTACACCTATCATACGTTCAATTCGGGCAATGCAATTTTCTCGGTCAGATAATCAGGAGAGCACACGATGGCAGACGTAGCTTTTTTCGAGGGACGCCAGACCACACCGGTGCCTCCTGCGCATTCCGTCAACCCGGTGTCGCCGCTGCAGATGCTGGCGACGCGGCTGGAATGCAATCCTGTCGGACAGGTGGTCGTCACACCGATCATCCAAGACCAACTGATCGGCGACTACGTCCGCGAGCTTCGCATCTTTTCCTTACCGACAACCGGCGCTGAGCCGGAGCTGGTGCTGTCGGTGAGGCTCCACGCGCTGACGGTCAAGCAACTGGAAATCATGACGCCAGCGCACGTGATCTGAGCTACCATCCACCTCAACAGGAGAACGCAACTATGGCTGACCCAGTATTCGGCATTAGCATCCGCAAAGTTGACGAAGGCGCGCGTCCGGTATTGGCCGCCGATCTTTCGACCATCGGCATCATCGGTCCGGCACCGTTGGCTGATGTCAACGTGTTCCCGCTCGACACGCCGGTGTTCCTCAATTCGAATGACCACACCAAGACCCGCAAGCTCGGCGAGATGGGTTATCTGTCCGACGCTGTGCGCGGCATCAACGATCAGCTCGGCGAGACGCAGTTCGCTGCGCGCATCGTCATGATCCGCACGGCGGAAGGCACCGATCCCGATCCCTCGATCAAGCTGCAGCAAACGATCTCGAAGATCGCTGGCGACAGTCTCGCGGGCACCGGCATGTGGGCGTTCCTGAAGTCGGCGCAGAAGCTCGGCTTCACACCGCGCATCCTGACCGCACCGGGTTACACCTCGCAGATGGCGAACGGCGTTGGTGCCATCGAGCGCACCGCTGGCGGCACCGGCTATGTGACCGATCACAGGTATCCGGTTGAATTCTCCGGCGGCGGACCGAACGTGGTGCAGGCCACCGGCTACGCCTTCGGTCTCACCGATGGTTCGCTCGGCCCGATCCAGCTTGAGCTGCCGGGTGCGTGGTACGACACCGCGCCAACCATCGAGGCACCGCCGCCCGGTCACGAAGTCGCGTCGGCGACAATCGCAACCGGCGGCCTCGGCTATCTGGCTGGCGAACAACTGATCATGCCGAACGAGGTGATCCTTTCAGTTGCGACCGTCGGCGCTGGCGGCGCGATCCTGACCGTCACCGTATCGAGCCCCGGCTTCCTGATCGGCACCGAAACCCCGTCGTCTTCTCCGGTGGAGCCGACCAGCTCGACCGGAGCAGGCACCGGCGCGACGCTGATACAGACGTGGGACACCACCGGCGAGACGGCGGAATACACCGCGACCATCGTTGCCGGTGCCAACCCGGTGGTGGCAGGCGCAACCGCGATCTGCAACCAGTTGCTCGGTCAGATGATCGTGGAGTCCGCTGGCTCCTCGATGCAGAACGACTTCGACTGGCGCGAGACGATGCAGTCGCATCGGCTCATTCCGTTGTCGGGCGGCTGCCGCGTGATGGACCCGGTGACATCGTACATCGTGATCCGTCCGCTGGCTCCGCGCATGGCGGGCATCATGGTGCGTCGCGACCACGAGACCGGTGCGCCGTTCCATTCGGCGGCGAACCAAGCGGTGCAGGGTATCATCTCGCCGAACCGTGAGATCGGTTTCAACTTGACCGACAGTGCCAACGAAGCGCAGGAGCTGCTCGCCGCCAACATCGGTGTGCTGATCCGTGGCGAGATCGGCGACGACTTCGCCATCGCGTCGGGAGGCTTCGTGCTGATCTCGACCGACAACGCTGGCGAGGACCCGCTCTGGCAGATGTACAACGTCATGCGTGGACGCGACTACATCCACCTCGGGCTGTTGCGCTCGCTGCGCTACTTCCTCGGTCGCTACAACATCATCGGCCACACCGTGCAGGCGATCCTCAACACCATGCAGTTCTTCCTGCGTGATCTGCACGCCGACCAGCACATCCTCGGCTATTCGGTCAACTTCCGCACCGAGGGCAATTCGCCGGAGCAGATCAGGCTCGGGCATCTCACCGTCGGCTTCAAGGCTGAAGAACCGCCGGTGCTCAAGCATCTGACCATCGAGTCGTCGCGCTATCGCGAGGCCATCGACGCGATGGTCGGCGATCTCGCGACGCAGCTTAACCTGTCCACGTCGTAACACCTCGGGCGGACAGCACGAATTAACGTGCTTCAAACTGTCGGGACGGCTGTAAGCGTCCGTCCGCCCACCACGTTCTTTTGAAACCACAAGGAAAGGAATTCCAACATGGCTGCGAACAACACCGTCTACACGATGGAATCGGCCAACTTGATCTGCGGCGACGCTGGCCAGAAGACCGCACCGGGCATTTCCACGCATCTCGTGCTGCAGGAGCTGAAGCTGCCCGGGCTCGAAGAGAACTATGTCGATCACGCGCCGGGCGGCGCACCGATTGCCATCGAAATCCCGACGCACATGAACAAGCTGGAGGCGACGTTCAACCTCGCTGGCTGGGACCCTGACGTGATGGTGTTCATCGGTCAGGAACAGCAGGACCGCTATCAGCGCTTCACGGCATACGGTCTAATCCGCGACCGTCGGTCGAGCGAGGCGCTGCAGGCCATCGCGATCATCCAAGGCCGCTTGGGCCGGGTCAATCCGACCGCGTTCTCCAAGGGCAACCTGATGGCGCACGAATTCTCGATCAAGTCCATCGTGCACTATGAGCTGTGGATGCAGCGCGCGGCGAACACCACGCCGTCGGAGGTTTACTGGTGGGACTTCTTCACCTCGGTGCGCAGGATCGGTGGCCGCGATCTCAACGACGACATGATCCGGTTGCTGTCGATCCCGGGCAACGCGGTGGATTCCGGTAACGCCGGAGCCGAGGTCACGCAGGCATGACCGTCGGGGAATTGATCGTCCTGCTACAACGGCAGGACGAAAACAAGCGCGTGGTGGTGGCCGACACCGATGGTGCCGGTCTCTCCGAAGACGTGGAATTCGTTGACCAGCGCACCGAGAAGGGTGAGCCGCTCATCGCCATCTGGTATCACAAATGATGACGCACGATAAAACCGGCGGGCGCACTGTCGAGCTGTACATCCCGTTCGACTACGCCGGGAAGAAGATCGAGCGCATCACCTTCGCGCCGTTGCGGCTCGGCCACGTGCTGCGCTGGAACGAAGGTGCGTGGCAGAGCATGATCGACATGATGGTGGAGCTGTCGGGCGTCGATGTCAGCGTGATCCGCGAGCTGCGCTATCCTGACGCCGACCGCGTGGTCGAAGCCTTCATGGCGCTGATGACGCCGGAGATACGCGACGACTTTGCCAACGGTCGCATTCCGACGCGGAAGGAATTGCTGGATGTGCCGAAGCCGTGGCCGCCAGCGATGCCGCACGCCACCAATGGCAGCGGTGAACCATTGCAACAGGGACCGGGCGTGCCGCTGCCGCCGCCCGAGGATGAGGCCGGGTTTGATCTGAGCGAAGAACCGTAGAGGTTTTCGGATGGCCGATCACGAAAGTAAGATCACACTTACCGGCGAGAACAAGACGCAGGCTGCGTTCAAGCAGGCACAGCGTGACGCCGATGAGCTGATCAAGACCATCAACCGGACGCAACAGGCCACCGAGGGTCAGGTCAAGGCCTTGACCAAGGCCATCGAGATGAGCGGTCGCGTCAGCGAAGGCTCGATGCGGGCGCTGCGCTCGCGAGCCCAACAAACCCACCAGACCTACGAAGAGCTGCTGGTCAACAGTTACGAATATCAAAGGCAGTCCGATAGAAGCGCTGCGTCAGCCGCAAGGGCTGGCAAGGCTGGTACTGACGCGGCGAACGCGCATTCGAAGGCGGTCAACGCTGTTACCTCCGAGCTTGGCTCGATGGTGCGCGGCTATCTGTCGGTCGGTGCCGCTGTGGAGACCGCGCGCCGCGCGTTTCTCGGGTTCGCCGAATTCGAAAAGAAGATGCTGCTGATGCAGAACGCGACCGGCGAAACGACGGAGGCGGTCGAGCGGGCTGGCAATAAAATCCGTCAAGTCGCGAAAGACACCGGCAGCGACATCGGTGACGTGGCTGCGTCGCTGAAGCTGTTGCAGGAGGGTCTCGGCATCAGCATGGATCAGGCCAGTGCGATGCTGCCGAGGTTGAACGTCGTCGCCAAGGGCATGGG